ATCAACCATTTCATATTTTAATTCTTTATTTTGTGCCCTTGCAATTTTTTGTGCTAATTCTAAATTATTCCATTCTACAGGACCTACTAAATTAAATTTAGGACATTTTGCATGACCATAGTCTTTGCCTAATTTAGAAATTTTATTTTGATTTAATAATAAAAATAAACAACCATCTGCTACATCATTTGCATGTATGTAATGTCTACTGCCTGGAATTTTTTTTGTTTCATCACTATGAATTGTAACAATTTCTTCTTTACTAATTTTTTTTATAGTCATGGGTATAAATTTTTCTGGGTGTTGTCTTTCGCCAAAGACATTCATTGTATGGGTTATATAGATTGGCATCTTATAACTATTTTCAAAAGCAACTGCTAACTCTTCTCCTCCAGCTTTGGTTGCACTGTAAGGATTTGTAGAATTGTATCGATCTCTTTCTTTATATTTAATATTATTAGGTGCAGGTCCAAATACTTCGTCTGTACTAAAATAAATAAATCTTTCTAAATTTTTTTGTTTACGACCAAAATTTAAAATATTACAAGTTGCTACAACATTATCTAATACAAATGTCATTGGATCTTCTATAGATCTATCTACGTGTGAAGAAGCAGCCATATGTATAATATAATCAAAGTCTCCTAAATCAGCGGTAAGCATTTGATTTATTTCGGCTCTTAAATCATGATAAACTATGCGTAATCTTTTTTGAGTTGATTTATCAAATACAGTCATCATGTCTGCTATACGATTTAAATTTCCAGAATAGTCTAATCTATCTAAAGATACTATTTCCCAATCTGTATTTATTAATAAATATCTAATGGTATGGTGAGCAATAAAACCAGCTCCTCCTGTAATTAAAATTCTTTTAGGCATATTAAAATGTTTTTTCTATTTTTAATAATGTTATATTATCTATATAGGGAGTATTTACATTATTGCAGGAATAAAGCAATAACAAAACAAACAGGTACTTCATTGTTAATTATTAACAATTCCACTTTCTAAGTGATTTATTAATTCTTGAATTAGGGTCTCTTGCTGTTTTTGCTGATGTTAGTTTACTTTTCATACCAGACATTCTTGCACAAAAAGACTTTCTTCTATTAGCTGATTTAGATCCTGGTTTTAATTTAGAAGGTTTAGTAGTAACTGCCATAGATAACTTAGAACCTGGATTAGCTCTTCTATAAGAGGCTATTCCTTTTTTATTTAATCCACCAGATTTAGATTTACCTTCTTTACGTTGCCAAGCTGGAGTCATACCTCCAGAGGCTAACATAGCCTTACCTTGTCCTCTTAAAGCTATATCACCCATTTTCTTGTTCCTTAGGCTGTGGTTTATTAGCCATCGTTCGTGCTACTGATTCCGCACTGCGGCCTACGACATACCCCCCGAGCCCAATTTGCAAAAGGGTCCAAACATCACCTGGAAGAGTTATAGTTATAGAAGCTTTAAAGAAAAACAGAAGTACTGGTCCTAATACATAGTTCCATATTAATATAAATATTAATACGTACATTAATAAAGGTCTCCAACTAGATGCAAACCATCCAGCTTTAGCTTCTGCTTCTACGATTCTAGCAGCCGCCTGAAGTTCTTGTGTATTAGATTGTAGTAATTGTGTTTGTAATTCTGCTTTTAACTTTGCTTGTAAATCTTTATCTGGAACTGATTTCTCAATTGTATTAAAAAGTATTTTAGCTAATGGGGCAATTGCACTTAACATTGGTAACATAATTATAATTTTTTTAAGTTTTTATCTACCGGTGGTATTTGTGGCATAGGTCCTTTTAAAGGAGGTGGCCCAAATCTTTTACCTAGTATTAATTGTTTAATCATATTTTATTTTGTTTTTCTCTAGCCAACTGAATTTTTTCTTTAGCAATATTTAATCTATCATTAGATTGTCTATCTTTAATTTCAAGTTCTTGTTGAGTCATTAAAGTATCAACTTTAAATTGAGAAGCATTTAAAGCATTGTCTGTAGAAATATTAGTTTGTTTAATTTGTAAATCCATAGCTCTAAGATCTAATTCTCTTTGTTTAAGAGCAACTAACGGATCTACTTTCTGTTCACCAGAAGCTTCCGCTTGTTGTAACTGCGAAGTAAGTTCAACAGTTCTTTGTGCAATCAATCCATTCATTTTAACTGTAAACATTTCTGGATTTGTTTTTGCTAACATTTTTTCTGCTGGACTTGCTGCTAATGCTTCTACAACTTCTTGTGAAGATTTTTGTGAAATATGTTCTGATATATGTCCTTGTAGTAATGCGTACACAGCAGGATTAATTTGTACCATTCTTGTTTTAATAAACAATGAGTGTGCTGCTATATGTGCATCGTGATCTTGTGTTGGAAATGCTTTAGGCATTTTCATTTGTAAGGCTTCCATATTCTCCATAGCTGGATCTTTTGGAAATTTAGGTTCTTCTGGTTTTAATAATTCTTCTATCTTCTGAGTTCCTAGTGCGGCGTACACTCTTCTGTAAGCTTCTCTAACATCATGTATCTCTGGTGCTGACATTGCAATCTTTAATGTCTCATTAGCAAGAGTTACTCTTTGTGCTAGTGAAGATATGTTTGGATCAGCAACTGGTATTACATCTACTCTATCATCAAAGTCTGTAAGTTTTACAAAACGATCTCCACCATATACTGCGTATGGATATACAGGAGGTAAATATGTTGCAAATACTTTACTTAATAATCTAAACTCTGTTCTCATAGAGTAATAACATCGTTTATGAATAGCCGACATTACTCTTGAGCCTCTTTCTAATAATGCAATAGTAGTTCCAACTGCTGCTTGTTGGTTACCATCGCCTACTTGTAAATCCGCTATAGCTGCAAATCTTTGTCCAGCTTCAACACAATAACCCATTAATTGATAAAGGACTGTACTTGGTTCTTTAAATGGAAGTAATTGGAACTGATCTCTAATGTTTCCTCCTGGTGCATCTACGTCTCTAAACTCACCTGGTTGAAAAGGTTGATCATCGTCTCTAATTCTTAAACCTCTTGCTTTAAATCCAGCAGGTAAGTTAGCTAATGTACCTGCATCTAATAATTGTCTTAGGGATTGAGTAGCAGATCTAGATAATCCACCAATCATATGTATTAAACCAAAACCATAAAATCCTAATCCTGGTAAAAATTTAAAATGTACGAAGTAATCTTTTCTAATTTTTAATTCATCCTTCTCATCCCAGTTTCTATAAATAGATAAAATTTTTTGTGAACCTTCATCAACAGTTACAATGTAAGGAATCTTAACATTTTTATTTTTATCATTAGATGTTTTTTCAAATTCATCTAAATCTAAATCAACATGCATTTCTAAAATATTAAATTGAAAATCTATATTATTACCTGTAGAACTAGTTCCTTCTAATTCGTCATATTTCTTTTGAATGTCACTTTGATTAGGATTTGTCTCTTGTAATTCTATGTCTCTATAAAAACCAGCTTGTTGTTGTTTAAGAATATCATTCTCTGACATCTTAACTATGTGAGTAATTCTTTCACATTCTTTTAAATCAGTTGCATAGTAAGGAACTACTAAATCTTCTGCTGGTATAAACTTAGATACCGCACGACCCATAAGTTCATCATAGTAAATTTTTTTAAATGCAGATCCTGCTAATGGTAAATAAAATAATAATTGATCAAACTCTGGAGTGTACTCTTCCATCTTTTCCATTAACATATAGTTCATAAAATCTTCTACACGTTGTGCTTGATTCTCAACTTCCTGTGTATCTTCTCCAACAACTTGTGTTCTTACAGGTCCTGCTGATGGTAATAATTCTTTATAAGCTTGTGCTTGAAATTGTGTAACTGCTTCTGCAAGTAATGGATGAGTTACGCCCGATGCTCCTTGGAAAGGTCTTGTTTGATCTCTGTATCTAAATCCTAATAGATCTAAACCACTAACATAGCCTTGTTCCCAATCTTGTCTAGATTCTTTATCTCTTTTGTAATCATTTATTAATGTGTAGGCAATCTTACCCAACATTCTATCATCCATATCTTCTGCAAGGTTACGGTAAAAATCTTCTTTAGGATCTTCTTGAACTAGAGGTTCCTCTCCTTCAATTTGAACATCCACGGGTTCTGCTGGAACAGACATATCTGTTTGCACTGTAGAGGGATCTATTTCTCCTATTGGATTGTTATCTTCAATTGCCATAGTTTAATATAATTTAGTAGGCTTACTCTTTGCTAACTTATTACCTCTAGCTACCACAGATCCACCTTTTTGCAAAGCAGAAAATATTGGTGAAGAGTCCCCTTTTGCAGATGCATCAGAAAACTTTGTAGCTCTAGGTTCATTAATGCTTACTTGTCTAGGTGAAGAATTTAAATTAGTATTAGTAGGTGTTGCTACTTTACCTTTAAATTGATTAAGTAATCTCCTAACTAAAGAATTCATCATTAAAGCCATAATATTTCTTAATACATCTTAGTGACTTTTCTTCTGTCACCCATTACTTTGCCACAACCTTTAGCAATTAATCCACCACCCTTAGCTTCTACGCCGTAGGTTCTTTCTTTAAAATTTTCAAATTGTTTTCTTTCAATTTCTTTTTCTCTTTCTTTATAAAACAAATCATCTTGTTCTTCGTAAAATTTCTTTTCAGTTTTAAAAGCTTTATAGTCTTTAACTTTTTGTTTAAGACCTTTTAAATTATCCATTAATATAATTTAGTTGGTTTGTTTTTAGCCATCTTGTTTCCTCTGGCCATAACAGATCCACCATGAGAATAGCTCATATTATCTTCTGGAATCTCATATGTAGGTGGTGTAGTTTTTCTACCTGTACCATACATAGTATCCTCAGTTATTGGAGGCTTGTCTGCTTGTTCGTAAAATCCTTTTTTAAATTCGTTACGACTTGTATAAGGATCTTCGTTTGATTTCTTTTTCTTTTTATCAGCCATTAAAATATTCCCTTGAACTTTGTACCTCTGATCGCCGCACCCTGTCCACGGACCATGCCACCATTTTGCATTTTCTTTTTACTCATACCTGCTTCTGATAATCCAATAGCAATTGCTTGTTTAGGGTTTGTAACTTTTTTACCTGAAGATGATTTTAATTTTCCTGATTTAAATTCTGACATTACTTTACCAACTTTCTTTTGACCTTTGGTCATGCCACCTTTTTTTCTTCCGATTGCTTCACCTACTGCTCCTTCGGCTGCACCTTGTAAAAAATTATTATATGTTGATCTAGCATCATCCGTTGCACCTTCTGAATTTTCAAGAAGAGCAAATTCACCTTCTCTCACTGTAGAAGTTGGATCCTGCTCTTTAAGTCTTTTAAATGCTACTTGAAATTCTGATAAAGGTTCTGACCTTTGTGGGTATTTTTTATTTATGTCAGAAGTTTTTCGTTTAAGTATATCTTGTTCTCTTCTTTGCTTTGGTGTCATATAGATCTCCTAGTAATATTTATATTCTTTTGGCGGACGCTCTTCTTCCACATAATCCATATATGTACTGATAAAGCTACCTTGTCGGTATCTTAACACGGCCTGAGTAGTACTGTCCACATAATCGTCATATTGACCGTGGGGAAACGCAGCACATTCCTCAATAACATCCATAGCAAACTTTTCTCCTTCTGGGTAATAAACATTACCTGCTTCAAATAATGGAGCACATGAGTTGATCCTAGTAAACTTATCATTTCCTTTGTTAGGGCTAAAATCTACAGCAGGTATACCCGCTCTTCTAAACTCTTGTAGTAATGGCTGACCAGATGCCTTAGCCTCAATAAGAACTGTTTCAGGTTGCCAGTATTTATATTGTTCAAATGCTACGTTCTTCAATTCTGGAAAATCAAATTTACCTTTAATAGCATCTAGTAATATCATTGCATATGGTTGATCTTCTTTTGGTTGAAAGATTCCCCAAGTAGTAATAGCAGAGTAATCGGCAGTTTCTTTTTTACTAAACGCCGTATCATAACTTTGT